TCTCCCAACATGCCAACACGTTCACGGCACAGGGCGATGTCATTCTGCTCGATCTTAGCTATTACCGGACCATCACCAAGAGCACTGGCATAGAGACAGCAACATCCATTCACTTGTACTTCGACGCCGACGTGACGGCATTCCGGGCCGTGTTCCGCATTGATGGAGAGCCCACCATTGCCGCTCCTATCGCGCCGGCAAAAGGGTCCAACAATCTGTCCCCATTCATCCAGCTCGGGGCCCGGTAATTTTTTTGATGATCAGTGAAGGAAAACCATCATGAATCTGAACACAAGTCCATCCGATAACATCGGCTTGCTAGCCATCATTAATCCCGTCTCGCAAAGCGCGGGGGCCAATACAACCGTCTGGGTGCCGGTCAAAAACTGGCATCAGTTTCTTGCCATTATTCAGACAGGCGTACTGGGTACCGCCGCAACGGTTGACGCCAAGATTCAACAGGCACAAGACAGCAGCGGAACAGGCGCAAAAGACATTACGGGCAAGGCCATTACCCAGATCGTCAAAGCCTCAGGCGACAATAAGCAGGCGTTTATCAACGTGCGAGCCGATCAAGTAGACAGCGCAAACCTGTTTACCCACATCGGCGTTGTGTTAACCGTGGGGGCCGCTGCGTCTATCGTGGGTGGCGTATTGCTGGGCGTGGGTCCGCGTTATGCCCCCATTGGGGACAACGTAGCCACCCTGGTTCAATCGGTGGCCTGAATCCACTAATGGATACACCGTGGAGCGAAGAAGCAAGGAGCGAACCCCCAGCGGCAATGGAGCTCGATGGAGCTTGACCAGGTTGGACATTGTTATCCGCTGGGGAAACTCCTTTAACTTCGGGCTCGACCTCAATCCCGATGCGGTGTTCTCCCCTGACGCATCGGGATTTTTTTAAAAGAGGTTCTACATAAATGCCGGAAATCTGTCTTCGACCCCCAAGCGTTGAACCCATCGATTTAATCGAAGCGAAGCTACACATGCGGGTAACGGATTCATCTCAGGATGCCCGCATTCAGCTTTGCGTGGCCCAAGCCCGCGGGGCGGCAGAAATGAAGACGCGCCAGCAATGCTTGCACAGCACTTGGAAGCTGATTCTTGACGGGTTTCCGGGCGGGGTTTTGTTGCTGCCACATGTGCCACTGGTTAACGTGGTGCAAATGGCTTACTTGGATTTTGACGGGGAAGAACAGGTGGTATCGGCGACTGATTATGTTGTTAACGTGGCCCCGTTTCCGGGCGTGGTGGTCCCTCGTTTCGGTGTGTCATGGCCCGTGGCATTGCCGCAGCAAGGGGCTGTGTCTGTTACTTACAACGCCGGATATGCATCCCCCATAACAGCTAACAGCACAACAAACGCTATCACCGTGAATGGTCCTGTGGCATGGGCTGTGAATGATGCCGTGCGGTTCTCGAACTCGGGTGGCGCGTTACCGGCTCCACTGCAAGCGGGAACCATGTACAAGATAGCAACTGTATCCAGCAACAACACGTACACGCTAAAGGATGTAGACAATAATCTCATTGATTTAACAACCAGCGGGACGGGAACCAGTTTCATTGGAGTAGTCCCCCCAGGGTTGCGAGGATGGATGCTGATTAGAGCAGCTAGCTTGTATGAGAACAGAGAAGAAGTTGCCGTGTTAATGCGAGGGTCCGTTGCGGAGCTGCCGTTTATGGACGGTTTGTTGGATGAATTCAGGACTTCATTACCATGACGATTAAACCCACCGTTGGACAAGCCGTTTTGTATTACCCCGCAGGGGCAGACCGAATTACCAAGACCATTAACGAACAACCCCATGTTGGATTTATCGCCCACGTGCTGTCTGATGGCCGAGTCAACTTATCCATTTTTGATTCCGCGGGAAAACCGTATAACCGAACCGGCGTGAAATTACTGGATCAGGATGACGAACGGCCAACACATGAAGCGTACTGTGTATTGTTGAGTAGACCAAAATAAGCATGCGAGCGGGCCAGCTTCGGGAACAAATCAAAATTCAATCCAAGGGTGTTGTTACCCGTGACGACTACGGTGGCGAAGTGATCGCTTGGGTTGACTTCGCAACACCGTGGGCCGACGTTCAGCCGTTACAGCTTCGGGAATTAATGGCGGCCAAGGTTGCCGGGTCCGACATTAGCCTGCAGATAACCATGCGATATCTCACAGGGGTCACCTCGGATATGCGCGTGCTATGGAATGGTATCGGGTACCCCATTATCAGCGTAGTGGATGTGGAGTCTCGACACGTTGCTCTTGAACTGCTTTGCGGTGGACCGTCACCCGCAACATGAACAACGATTTTAACCTTGTTGTTAATGCCTCCCAGTTTCGCGAACAGCTGCGTATATTAAGCGCCGATATTCGCATAAAAGGCGTTAACAGCGCAGTCAGAGCCGCCGCTCAGGTGTTTCGTAAAGCCGTTATTGCCAATGCCCCAGTGCTTAAGCAACCCACTAAAAATCGGGTGGCCGGTACGTTAAAGAGAGCCATATTTGTCAAGCGTTCCAAACGTTCCACCAGTGGGGCAGTTCGTTACTTTATCGGGGTTCGCACTGGGACAAAGGCCGCAAAATCTAATCGGGATGCTTTTTACTGGCGATTCCTGGAAGCTGGTTGGATGCCACGTGGGCCGGGGGCAAAGTTAAAAGGGGGAACACGTTCCCGAGCCTTTCAACGACGGCAAAATAAAGCGGCGGGCGCCAAGAAAATTCAGTACAAATTCATTCAACCGGCCTTTGATCAAGCCAAGAAAAATGCCGAAACCGCATTCAGCGCGTCCATGGAAAAATATCTGAAGAAGATTAAATGAGCGCAGAAACACTCGCCAATTCCACGTTGATTGGAGCCGGGGCCGTGACCGCTATCGTCTCAACGCGAATCTATCCCGACGTGGTGCCAGAGCGGGTACCTGTTCCTGCAATAGCCATCACTAGAGCGGAAACGGAATACGTGAACACCATTCACGGGGGTCCACCTGTTGCGTCATTAGTTCATTTGGAAATTTGGTGCATGAGTGATTCGCGAGGGCCAGCTGAAGCGCTGGCCGATGTAGTAATTACCGCCCTGGGTGGGGCCGGTTTCCAATTAGAAAACCGACGCCCTGATTACGACGAGACCGTTTTACCCGCCATCTATTCAAGCGTTTTGAGTGTTGGTTATTGGGAATAAGGAGATTTGTCATGGCTACAATTGGATTCGACCAACGGACGGTATTTACGGAGTTGACGGATGCCCCGAATAGTTACAGCGGACAGGGTGGAAAAAGCGTCAAGGTTAAGGAGAGCGAGGATGGGATTGAGTTTGCTGCGGGGGGTGGTGGAGGCGCTACGGCGTTCACGGAGTTGACGGATGTGCCAGCAACGATACTGCCGTATTCAACGCTGGTCCCAAAAGGTGACGGAACAGGATTGGAATTTAGCACAAACTACCAAGTGTTAAGTTTTTTTGGCGATGGGGTAACTAACGGTATTGTTTCTTATTTACAAAAAAGTTTTACAAATACCAACTACGATGATCCGTCGTGCTCTATTGCTCACACGACACAAGTTGATAGCGAATATGCCAGAGCAACTTTAAATATCCGTGCATCAGGTGTAGAAACGGTTGCTAGTCTTTTAATAAAGGTATCTGCCAATGATGACACCAGCGAATATATCGCAGAAATTAATAAAGGTGCAGATGCAGATTTCAAAATGACTGGCTTCGATGTTGTCGCCTCTGATGCATCGGCACACATGACCGTCAACGCCGTTGAATACAGCATCGCCAAGGCCATCAAAGTTAAGATCGGCAGCTCCACCTACTTCTGGCCCCTGTTCGGCCCGGTAGTCCCGTAAATCAACACAAGTTCTGACCCCCCTGCAAACAAGGCCCTTCGGGGCCTTTTCTTATTGAAGGCCCCTTCGGGGCCTTTTTTTATTGGGAGTAAACATTATGAGCGTGTCTAAATGGAGCAACGTGCAGGTAGCCATTCAATCGGCCCTGAGTGCGGACAAAACCATTACTGGCATTACCAAGGCAAACCCTGGGGTCGTGACGTCAACGGCCCATGGTTTAACCAACGGCGACTATGTATTGCTGGATGTCCTGGGAATGTGGCAACTGGATGAACGGGTGATACGTGTTGCCGGGGTGACAACGGACACCTTTCAGTTGGAGGGGGAGGACACAACCAACTTCGATACATTTAGTTCCGGCACCGCCAAGAAAATCACCTTCGGCACCACCATGACCACGGCCACCGGATTGACGGCCAACGGCGGGGACTTCGACTTCATTGACGTGACCACCATTCACGACAATATTAAAAAACAGATTCCCGGCATTGCCAATCCCGTCTCGTATCAATTCGAAAACATCTGGGACCCCTCGGACACGGCATTAATTGCCTTAAAACTGGCGTCTGACAATCAAGCTCAACGAGCCATTCGCTTTACGTTCGCCAACGCGCAGAAAGTGTTGTTTAGCGGATTTGTGGGGGCAACACTGATTCCCGTAGGCAATGCATTAGACAAAGTTACAACGTCCGTTGCCATTAGCGCGTTCGGTCGTCCCACTATTTACGCAAGCTAAATATGACAATCATTAATCGTTCTGATGTACCCCTGCCGGTACTGCCGGAAGAAGAAACCTACATTGCGGAATTTGGCGGCGAGGTGATCGTCAAAGCGCTGACATTACGGGAGCGCCTGGCCGTTGGCGACGTCAGCGGCGATGGGGCTTCCCGTATGTTGGCGATGCTGCATACGTGTGTCGTGGACGTCAATCGAGAACCCATTTTCACCACGGAACAATGGGAGGTATTCGCGGCTCGACATATGGACACCATCATGCGGCTATGGGACATCGCTCGAGCATTGTCCGGTCTTGACGATAAAGTAGAAGAAGGGGAAAAAAAAGAAGCTCCCACCCCTAACTAGTTTTGCCCTCGCCCTGGCTCTCCGCCTGGGGCGTACTTTGCACGAGCTGTGCGAAACAATGACCTCCACTGAGTTTTCCTTGTGGCTTCGGTTTCACGAAGAATCCCCTATCGATGACAGCCGTGGAGACTTACAAGCCGCAATCATTGCCTCCCAGATTGCCAATTACGCCGGCAAGATGCGTAGAGAAGACGCCCCTCCTGCCCGTCCCGTTGATTACATGCCTTTCGTAGAACAACCCGAACCCGATGAAGACGACCCCCTGGACTTTTTTCGCAATCTGCAAAGATGAAACCTTATGCCGTCATTACTGATTGACATTGAAGGCCGACTTAATAAGTTTGCCGATGCATTGGAGCAAGCCAACAAGCAGGTGCTTGGGTTTAAGCACAGGACGGAGAGGGCTCTGGATGGTGTTGGCAAGATAACCTTCGGCATCTTGGGCGCCGAAGCGATAGAACATGGTCTCGAAAGAATTAAAGACCTGATGCATGAAGTATTTGAGGCTGCGAAGGAGGATGAGCGCGGTCTCAATCAATTGAAGGCCGTTATCAGCACAACCGGCAACGCAGCCGGATTTACATCAAAACAAATTCAAGAGATGGCCGATGAGCTTAAGGATAAAACCGTTTATGA